CTTCTTGGACTTCGCCTCCTCGATCGGGGAAGCGCGGCCCGTGAAGGTCGAGAACACCTGCTTGTTGAAGCCGCCCGTCATGATGGTGTCGGGCTTGCCGCCGTTGTTCCATGCCGATTGCAGGACGGTCTTCAATTGTGACTCGGTAAAGGCGCGCTGCGTGCCGTCCGAGCGGGTTCCGGTGCCGTCCGCCGCCGCCGGGTCCGAACCGGCTTTTGACGTATTCGACTTGATCCAGGACAGGACGGAGGCTGTCTTGCGCGGCGTGGCGTCGGCGCCCGTCACCTTGGCCTGGTTGGTGCCGGCCAGCGTTGTTTCCATGTCGCGCTTGAGCTCCAGGCCCTTGAGCATTTCCTGGTAGGCCATCTCGTTGTCGCGGCCGGCGTGCTCGACGGCCTGCTGGGTGCCGGAAACCTGCGGCACCTTGCGCGAGATTTGCGCGATATTGCCGAGACGCACGGTCGGCGTCGCCGCGTCAGCCGTGGCGTCGTCGCCTTCAAGCTGGAAGTTCGAGCTGCTCGCAGCCGCCAGCGCCTGGGTCTGCCATTCATGGTTGACGGCCGCAGCCTTGGTCTTGTCGATGCCGGTCATGAACGGGGTATCGGTCGGGTCGATACGATAGATCATGTCGGAGAGGTCTTCGCGATTGCCGATCGCCTCATAGGTGGCGAAGGTATTGGTGGGGAGAGCCATTGTGGTTGGTCCTTTGGGGTTACCGGCGAGCCGCGCGACGCGCTGCTATGAGCGCCGCCGCGTCTTTGAGGTTGCCGGATTGGGTGAGACGTTGATCGAGGGCTTGCACGCGGGCATCGGCGTCCGCATTGGCGGGACGTGCCGTGCCGGGCCGCTGGACATTCGGGACAGGTTTTGCCTGGGCTTTCTTTGCCTGGGCCTGCGCCTCTCGGTAGCGAACGCCGTCGCGAAGCAAGAGCTGCACGCGGTGATCCCGCAATGACAAGTCTCGTCTGCCGTGCCAGTAGTCCGCTAGTTCGTCGTCCTTGAAGCCAAGCTCATGGAGCATGTCGGCTGCGGATGAGTGGGCTTTCGCCGCCTTATCCTTGTCGGCAAACTCCGGGGCCTTCTCCAGGAACAGCGCATCTTCCGTGCTCGCGAAAGTCTGCCATTTCTGCTGTTTTTCGGCGGCTTGGCGCGTCTGGGCCTTTTGCAATTCCTGCTGGACTGCGGCAACATTCTTCTGTTGCGCATCCCATAGGACGTAGCGGGGCCAATCCTCGCGAGCCATCTTCTGGACATCCGCCATCGACTTGATGTCGGAAAACTCTCCAGCGTGTTGCTCTTGCAAGCTATTCAACAACAGAGGCAGCGTGGTTTCATATTGCGAGCGTACCTGTTCCGCCTGCTGCTCTTTGGCGGTCAAGCCTTTGAGCTTTTCAGCGGCTTCGTTCTGACGTTTGAGGAAGTCGCTCTCTCGGGACCGCTCGCGATCGGCAAGGCGTTCCTGCGTCTCGCGGGGGAGGCCCTTCCAGAGTTCCTTGTCCTCTTTCGTCCAAGACCTAGGGGGATCGATGGGAGGCTCTTGAGCCTGATCGTCCGCCTGCGTCTCACCGGGGACCGCTTCCGGGCCGGTGTCTTCCCCTTGCGGGGCAGATTCCTGTTGGCCTTGCGTCGCATCGCCCTCGGTGGGCTGCGCCTGCTCGGCCTGTGCGTTGTCCTTGCGGCGCGTGTCGACAAGCGATAGCGCGGCCGAGCGCAGCGACAGATTGCCATCCCCGCCCGCGCTGCGCTCGACAATAGTTTCCGCTGCCGGGGCCTGCTCGGCGCCGGATTGGGCAGCTTGTTCCATGATGTTCCTCTAAGCTTTAAACGTGCCGTGCCTGCCGGCGAGTTCGGCAAGCTCGCGATTCGCCAACCGGCCGCCGGCCATCACCATCCCCAGATGATCGCGGACCTTCCCGACGATCTGGACAGCCTGCCATAGACGTTCGCGGGCGTCGGTATCGCGCGCCGCGGTGCCGAGCCACGCCGCCATGTAGTCTTCCTTGAGCCGCTCGAATGCCTCGGTGAGCAGTTCGTCTTCGGTGAGCCGTTGCGCTCGCGCTGCGCGTTCGGCTGCTTGGTTGAGCGCGAGTTCGTCAACCATCGGCATCAAAGCCGTCCCACGGATTTGGGATGTGATCGGCCCCCGCGGGCTTAGCGAAAGGCGATGGCCGCACGTTCAATGCGCCATAAGCCCTTTCTGCCGCAATCCGCGCCTCCTGGATGACTTCGGCCCGCGTAGTCATGGATGGCACTTCGATGTTGAGCGTCTTGGTATCGCCACCTTCCGGCCGGGATATGACGAACTCGAAATTCTCCCGCGCCCCACCATCCACATAGGTCATCGTGACCGACATCAGGACGTATTTCCCGTCCACGGCTTTCAGGAAGTCTCTGCGGTAATCGGTGATGCTCATGCTAGGCGTATCCCTGCTTCGCATATTCCAGCTTGCGGGAGAACCCGGCATCCGGCGCGACAGGCTCGGCAAACGTCAACGCCACCGCGTCCCATTCGTCAGGGCTGGCGACGCCGCGCGAGCGCATGTGATCCTTGCTCTCCAATATCAGCCGCGACGAGCTGTCATAGCTATAAGCCGGCCCGCAGGCATCAGCCTGGATCGTATCGGTGTCGGGGATGTTCACGCCGGCTGGATCTTCCAGCCATTCCTTGGATTTCATCCACATTTCGGCGCGGCGGTTGGCTGGTCCGCCTTGAGGTTTTCCGTCTGCGTCCACAGGCTGCGGCTCAAAAGGCGATGATCCGAAATTGATGGGCCTAACAATTGCACCAAACCCCATCTCGTTAAGACGATCATAGACGCCCGCTCCGACGCCGCCAACATCGATGAAGACTCGCTTGGGCTTGTCCTTGTCGATGACACTTTTGAGCCACCCCGCTTGTTGCATCGTATCGAGCTTGTTCCGGCTCTCGACCTTCTCGATCTTGCGGCCACGTCGCCATGCCATAGAGGCGCGATCGTCGCCCTTCCAGTTGGGGTCGTAGCCGATGACCAGCGGGCCGTTGCCGTCGAAGGTGGCTTTGCGCGCCTGGGCAATCAGCGCTGGCGGGATGTAGCTGTCATGCCCGCTCATCTGGAAGGCTTCGGCGGCCGTCGCGGGGTATTCCTGCTTGAACAGGTTCGGGTCTTTCAAATCGGAAATCTTATTGCGCCGCCACGCTATTTGCTGGTCGTCCAGCCCGTAAAGCTGTTTGTATTCGAGTTCGTCCAGCGAACACGCGAAGCCCTCGGGAATTGGACTACGGTACTCCTCTTGCCAGAACCAGGGAATGAAAACTGCAATGTATTCGGATAGGCCCTTTTCGGCGTCGCGCCATTTCTGGTGATAGTAGTTGCCGATACCGTTCGCCGTGCTTTCCAGGACAATTTCAGTGCCAGGCGCATCAGGAACAGCTTGTAGAGCGCCGGCAGCGTGGCTCTCCGCATTAGGCCAAAAGCCCACTTCGGAACCATGGAAAAGCTGGATTGTCGACGATCGCCCCGCGCCTTTCGTGCGAGCCGTACCAACCTTGTAACCACCATCAATCGCCGTGAATAGAAGCTCATTCGCGTTGGCGGTGCCAATCGCCGGCCGTTCGTCGCCAGGCATGTTGTCCTGAAAGCGATAGGCCATCTCGAAGAGGTTTTGAGTGGCGGGGTCCTCATGGGTGAGTATGAATACCCTCAAGCCTTGATTGTGGATGACGCGGTGATAGAAGCGGCCGCCAACGTAGGTGCTGCATCCCTGCTGGCGGCCCTTCAGGATCAGCGCCCTCACCTTTCCGGTGCTGGTGCGCTGCTCTTCGAGCCTGGCATGTAGGTATTGCTGGGCGCGATTGAATTCGAGCGGGACTGTCTTGCCGGACTTGGCGCGGATTTTGAGGCGCTCGCGGGCGAACAGCTCGTAATCAGTTGAGAGTTGCCGTCGCACCAGCGTTGCTTCGATCCTCGCTATCAGCGCCGGCCTCAATCCCGGATCGAATTGCTGTGAGGAAATCTCGGAGTTCATCGGTGCTCATGCCATCCAAAGGATCGGCCTTCATCTCAATGGGTTGCGTGGGCTTGCCCCAGCCGCGATCGATCAAGACCGATGCGGCCGAAACCCGAGCCGCATGAGGGGCATCGCTGTCATTCATGATGCTGGCCAATGTCCGCACGGCTGTTTCGGTGTGGGCTCGCGCCAAAGATCGAATATCTGCCGGTGCTTTAGCCATTTGGGTGAATCCGGGGTTAGATTGGCCGGCGGGGCTCAACGTGAGGGCGAAGTGCCGCCGCCGGCCTCGGGCGACGTGGGGACGGGCCCGAAACTAAATCATCAGCACGCGATCGAGTAACGCCAGCGTGCAGCCGTAGAGCCATATGACGGCCATCGGGCGATCGTTGACCATTTGCACGCGGGCTTCCGAGCATGTCTTGGTGTCGAGCGTGTATCCGTCGCACTGCCAGTAGGTTACGGGATGGCCTACACGGACATTGCTGTTCCAGTTGTCCACAGCCTGTTGGGGCGACATGGGGCTTTGAAACGAGAAACGCCCGCGCGGGACGGTTCCCTGCGGGCGCAAATCTGACACTGGAATATCTGCCATATGTGATTTGCCGGCTATGCGCAAGAGCGTTTATCCCAGCTTTTCATTGTTTTGCCCAAAACATTCAGGCCGCAGCGGAGGTTTTGCAGATCGCCGGCCTGCATGGCTCCGATCGGCCAATCCTCGATGACAACGCCATAGACAATCCGGTTGACAGCTGAGCCGACCAATAAATCCTTTCCGCAGTCCAACAACTCGCGCCGGCAGTCTCGGAACCGCCCTTTGATCAGATTTGCCTCTTCCTCCGAAATATCGACATCACAGGAAAGCCCTTTGCTGGCCATTAGGAGGTCAAGGGCGCGGGGGTGCGGCGAGGGTATGCCGAACAGCTTGGCGTTCTGAATAACGACCGTAGCGTAACGCTGGGCCGTATAAAGCTGCTCTTCGGAGATAGAACCTTCAAGATGAAGCTGGCCGATTGTGGAACCATGGCGATCATCCAAAGCATTTTCTGGCGTTGCCCCATTCTTGACCCGATAAGCCTTGGCGACCGCGACCACATCTGCGGGACGTTCACCGCGACTGCGCTGGGCATAGGTTTCGGTGCGGTCGCGCTTGACGTGGGGGTGGCGCTTCCTGCCCGCTCCCTGGTGCAGCAGAGACACGGCTTGCTCGGTGATGGTCATAGGTTCCACCCCTTTTTTCTCTTTTCGCTGGCCCGCTGCGCAGCCTC